AAACGGTCAAACCTACGTTGCCTACCTCTTTGCTCATGACGCAGGTGGCTTTGGCCTGACGGGTACGGACAATGTGATTTCATGCGGGACGTTTACTACTGATGGTACTGGTAAAGCAACAGTGACGTTGGGATATGAACCACAGTGGATAATTGCAAAACGAACCAACAGCGCAGGCGACTGGTATATGGCAGACGTAATGCGAGGTATGCCTGTAGGTTCTGCAACGTCTATTCTTACTGCTAATCTTAGTGCTGCTGAGTATTCTTCAGTTAACTTCTTTAGCCCAACAGCTACTGGATTTTTGGGGTCTAGTTTAGATAGTAGCGCCCCATTTATCTACATCGCCATCCGCCGTGGCCCGATGAAAGTGCCGACGAGCGGGACGAGTGTGTTTACACCTGCGACAAGAACTGGAACTGGAAGTGGAATTACGACAACAGCGGCGGGTTTCCCTGTTGATACCTATTTTGTTCGCCGTTATCCTTACGCTAGTTTTCCTAATGATATTATGGATCGCTTGCGTGGATCTCCGTCACTTGTCACAAACTCTACAGGAATAGAAAGCACTGGTAACGGACAGGTAACCTCATGGGCTGCAATGTCTGGTGTCGGGTTGGGTTCTGATGGTGAAACAAACAGCGGTATTCCTCCAGATAACCTTTATGTTGATTGGTACTTCCGCCGCGCCCCCGGCTTCTTTGATGTAGTGTGCTATACGGGGGATGGCACTACCAATAGGGCTATTGCACATAATCTTACTGTTATTCCTGAGTTGATAATAAATAAGCCAAGAAGTTATGCAGATTTTTGGGAGGTTTATCAAAAAGACCTTGGAGTTAACTCGTATATTTATCTGAACAGCACAAATGCAAACGGATCATCTGCTGGTAATTGGAGTTCAATGACAGCATCTGCATTTGGCGCTGGTTATGCGTATGCACATAATAGATCGGGTTATACCTATGTCGCTTACCTCTTTGCCACCTGTCCTGGCGTATCTAAAGTCGGCAGTTACACAGGCACAGGTGCATTGCAAACCATCAACTGTGGATTCACTGGCGGTGCTCGGTGGGTAATGATCAAGCGCACTGACAGCACTGGAGACTGGTACGTCTACGACAGCGCACGAGGCATTAGCAGTGGCACTGATCCTTACTTAGCACTAAATTCAAACGCCGCTCAAGTCACCGGCACCAATTACGTCGATACCACCAGCGTTGGGTTCCAAGTCACAGCCGCTGCCCCTGCTGGCTTAAATGCCAACGGTGGTACTTATATTTTCCTCGCTATTGCGTAAGGAGTTGTTATGGAAATCAGGGTACGCGCAACCGGCGCGGTGATGTTGGAGGATGAGTTCCGAGCCTACCAGAAGGCTATTAATGGACCGTCTTGGGGAACCACAACCGACGAAGTGTTGGAAGCATTGGGTGCGGATGTTGTCTTTGAAGGTCCGCAAGCCACGCCAACTAGGTATCAGGTTTCGTTTCGAGATGGTGTTGAGCAAGACGCTGGAGGTCGCTGGTTCACCAAGTACAGCGTAGCCGATCTTGATGCTGAAGGTATTGCTGCAAAAGACGCAGATCAATCCAAGTCGGTACGCGACGACCGCAATAAACGACTCACCGAAACCGACTGGACCCAAGTAGCTGACGCACCCGTAGACAAAGCTGCGTGGGCAGCCTACCGTCAAGCCCTGCGTGATGTACCTTCTCAAACTGATTTTCCTTGGGACGTTCAATGGCCAACTCAACCGGAGTAAATTATGACAGTCAACTGGAAAATCAACGCTCTTAACTGCAAGCCAAAGGAAGGCAGTCTCAACAATGTCGTTATCACTGCCCATTGGCAATGTGATGCTACCGATGGCGAACATAACGCAAGCGTTTACAGCACGATCAATCTGGACAGCCCTAACGCTCAGTCGTTTATTCCATACAATCAGCTTACAGAGTCGCAGGTTGTTGCTTGGGTTAAGTCAGCCATGGGCCAAGAGGCTGTTCAAGCTGCTGAGGAATCGGTGGCGCAGCAGATTCAAAGCCTTATAGCCCCAGCCGTCGTGACACTGCCCTTACCTTGGTCAACTCAACTTTAAGAGGTTTGTATGAAACTTCATATTCCCATCGAACTCGCTAATCAGATCATTGGCTACCTGGGCACCCGCCCGTACCAAGAGGTCTACCAACTAATCGACGGCATGAAGGAGGCTGCAAAGCCACCGATGACCCCCTTGCAAGAAGTACCAACCGAGGAACAAGAGGCGGCTTAAATGAGCGACGACCTGGACAAGCGCTTATCGGTACATGAAGCGATTTGCGCAACACGTTATGAAAATATCGAAAAGCGCCTTGGCGATGGTAGCAGGCGCATGAAGCATATTGAGTGGCTGTTGTACATCACGATTGCTGCCGTCTTGCTTGGTCCAGGTGTCGCGGCCATGTTCGTTAAGAAATTGCTTGGGATATGAGCCTTGACCTTTTTGTGTTTATTCATTCTGTGGGTTTGCCTATTGCTTCCGCTTGCATTGGCGGTTACTTTGTTTTCTTAACGCTGAAGTACATCTTGGCAGGTGTTACAAGCTCCATCAATTCAATTTCCAGCATCATCACACAGCTTGAACAACGCGTTGATACGATGAACACGCAGCTTCAACGAATAGACATCAAGGTCACGCACAGCTTAGGTCTTGAGCCTGACTACGAGCGCATAGCCCGCGCAGAAAAGGCGGATAACCGGAAAGACTAATGGACTTCAACGTCAGCAAACTGATTGAAGAATATGGTTTTCCGACTTTAGCAGTCGGTGGGCTTATATATCTGGTGTATTACGTTTGGCGCTGGTCAACCGAAGAAATTGATCCGGTGTTATCAACAGCCAAGAAGTCAGTTATATCCCTGATTGATCGAGTGCGGATGCACGATAACGATTTGATTCGGCTAGATGAAAAGATTGATACGGTCCGACGGCTGCGCGGAGAGAAGATTGACCGTGAAGCTAGACGCGCCAAGGAAGAGATCAATAAGAATGGAGAACACTGATGTTTGAGTTACTCGGCGGCGGTTTGCTTGGCAGTATCTTTGGAGGTCTGTTTCGACTCGCCCCTGAAGTCTTGAAGTTCTTGGACAAGAAGAACGAGCGTCAGCACGAGTTATCCATGTTCCAACTCCAAACCGACCTCGAAAAAATGAGGGGCGAGTTCAAGATGGAGGAGAAGTATGTGGACTACTCGATCTCGCAAATGGACACGATTAAGGAGGCTTTTAAGGAGCAAGCCCAAACGGCAAAAGAGGCTGGCTGGTTTGCTTCTTTTATCACTGCTATTACCCGCCCCGGTCTTACTTGGATTGCATTTGGCGTATATGTGGCTGTCAAAGCTGCTGGCTTAACGATAGCCTTCCAGACCAATGCAAACTGGGCTGAAGTCTTGACCAAGAGCTATGACGAGGACGACTTTGCCATGCTGAACATGATGTTAACGTTCTGGTTTGTAGGGCGTTCTATAGAGAAGTACAATAAATCGTGAATGAAGAGGCAAAGAAGCTTTGCAAGGATGTACTGATCAAGCCCTTTGAAGGGCTGGCAAAGCGTTTGCCTGACGGACGAGTTCAAGCCTATCCTGACCCCGGAACCCGTGGTCACCCTTGGACAATCGGCTGGGGTGCCACTGGACCTGAGATTAATCCCGGCACGATCTGGACGATTGAGCAGTGTGAGGATGCGCTTAATCACCACGTCGAGTATTTCGTACAAGGTTTGCTCAAGATGTCTCCCAGCCTTGCTAAAGCCTTCCCAAGGCGCGTAGCTGCGGTTACAAGCTGGGCTTACAACTGCGGCCTTGGTAACTACAGGGTGAGCACCTTCAAAAAGCGCATCGATGCCGATAACTGGGACGGTGCCGCGGATGAGTGCTTGAAGTGGAATAAAGCCGCTGGCAGGGTTTTGCCAGGACTAACCCGTAGGAGGGCGGCCGAGGCCGCGTTAATGCGATGAGTTCAGCGACCAAGTCAGATCCGACCAAGTGGAAGCGCATCGTCGCGTCCGTAAAGGCCTCCGATAAAGGCGGTGATCCAGGTCAATGGAGCGCCCGTAAGGCCCAATTAGCGACCCAGAAGTACAAAGCATCGGGTGGGGGTTACAAAGGGCCTAAAAAGGCGGATAATTCGCTCTCAAAGTGGACGAGCGAGGATTGGGGTACGAAATCCGGCAAGCCTTCCACGCAAGGGCCTAAGGCCACCGGTGAACGGTACCTGCCCCGGAGAGCGCGAGAGGCGCTTTCGCCTGCTGAGTATGCAGCCACCACACGCGCTAAGCGTGAGGGTACCAAGTCCGGTAAGCAATTTGTCGCTCAACCCTCGAAGATCCGCGAGAAAACTGCAAGGTACCGATAATGGCTGTCACCATGACCTACACGTCCCTGGTAGCGGATGTCACGCTCTACCTGGAACGCTCGGACGCGCAGACGATCAATCAGATCCCGTCTTTTATCAACCTCGCCGAGTCGATTATCTCGGACGAGCTAAAGATCCTTGGCCAGCAAGAGACCGTCTCCGCGACTATGGTCCAAGGCAATCCCGTTATTGCTAAGCCTACGCGCTGGAGGAAGACAACCTCCTTCAACATCACGGTCGCGGGCGAACGCAAGCCCCTGCTTTTGAGGAAGTATGAGTACCTACGCAACTATTGGCCCAACCCAACAACCGAAGACGAGCCGCTTTTTTATGCCGACTACGACTTCGACAACTGGCTCATTGCGCCAACGCCTGATGCTGCTTATGCGTTTGAGGTCCTTTACTACGAGAAGATCCAGCCGCTAGACGCAACCAATCAAACCAACTGGTTCACGATCAACGCTCCCCAGGCCATGCTCTACGGCACGCTTTTGCAGGCCATGCCCTTCCTGAAAAACGACTCTCGGGTACAGCTTTGGCAGTCCTTGTATGACCGCGCCATTCAAACGCTCAAGCTTGAGAACGATACCCGGACGATCGATCGTTCGGCTACGGTGCAAGAAGTATGACCTCCTACGTCAATGTCTTTACCGGGGACGTCATCCAGCCCACGGACGTCAGCTATAAGTCGTTCTCGATTTCGGCTAACCTGACGCTGGCTTGGCCGCTTGATGGCAATGCCCTTGGCAATTATGCCGCCAGGATCATGCAGATCACGGCAACGACGGGAAGCCTTTCCGTTTATATGCCGCCTGCCAATGAGACTTCGGTCGGTACTGATTCTCTTATTCGCAACGTCGGCTCAAACACCTTCACGATGCGCGACAACGCAGGCAATACGATTGTCTCGGTCGCAGCAGGTGAGGCTAAGTACATCTATGTGACCGACAACTCGACGGCCGCGGGAACCTGGGGCGTCATCGCTTTTGGTGTCGGATCAAGCTCTGCCGATGCCGCAACGCTTGCAGGCTATGGCCTTAAAGCCATAACCACGACGCTCAATCAGTCGCATCCAGTAACGACGACAGCAGCGGGATTTACGGCTGACTCAACCTATCGAGCCAAGACGCTCGTTTGGACGGGTGGCGTTGGAACCATCGCACTTACCGCGGCCGCAACCCTGGGTGACGACTGGTTCTTTATGGTTCGCAATAACGGTACGGGCCTTTTGACTATCGATCCAAACGCTTCGGAACTGATCAACGGCGACTCAAGTCTTGCCTTGCAGATCGGCGATTCAGCCTTTGTTGTTTGCTCGGGTGGTGCTTTCTATACCGTAGGCCTGGGGCAATCGACAACGTTTGCATACTCTCAGCTTGTGCTGCCAGTGACTTCGGGAACCTATACGCTAACCCCGGCCCAAGCGCAAAACACGATCATCAAGGTAACGGGCGCTTTGACTGGAGCAGTCACAGTACAAGTCCCCGCGGCGGTTCAGGTTTACTTTGTCTTGAATGCAACGACAGGGGCTTTTAATACCACCTTCGAAACTGGTGTTGTAGGCGGACAAACTTCAACGCTTCAGCCAAACCAGCAAGCCACGCTTGTTTGTGACTCGGTTAACGTCTTGAACGCCACGACGGTCATCACGGGCGGCTCTGCCATATCAATCATTGATGGCACGTTCGGCGCCCCTGGGCTTAACTTTGTCTCTGAGACTAATACCGGCATGTTCCGAAGGACGAGCCCAAGCTCTGCAATAGGCTGGTCAGTTGGTGGCGCTATCAAGATGATGTTAACGAATGAAGGGCTTGCCGGAGGGTCGTTCTAATGACTGAGAAGGTCATCACGATCAATACGCAGCCCGGAATACGACGGGACGGTACTGTTTTGGACGGGGACCAATACTCTGATGGCTTATGGGTGCGCTTTCAGCGTGGACGGCCAAGAAAAGTCCTTGGCGTTAAGCGGATCTCCAATCAGATCTATGGCCCGACTCGAGGGATGTTCGTTGATTCCAGTAACGGTATTAACAACATCTTTACGTCCTACGCTTCAGGCATTCAGGTTATCGGCGTTGATAACAACGGCGTGGGCGCAGGCGTCTCAGACTTCACCTTTACGGGACCGGCAGCAACGCTTGGAACGCTTGTAGGTGGCACGGGTTATACCAACGGCACCTATAACGGCGTGGCCATGACCGGAGGTACCGGAACAGGTCTTTATTGCAACATCACAATCGCTGGCGGGTCCGTAACGTCAGTCGTTATTACGACAACCGGACCGATATTGACGCTCGGAGCTATTACGGGCGGTGCAGCTTACACGAATGGCACCTATACCGACGTTCCGCTTACTGGCGGTCTTGGTTCAGGCGCGATTGCGACAGTAACGGTGGCTGCCGGGGCTGTTACAACCGTTTCGCTTACCGATCTTGGCGCTGGATATACCCCTGGCGACGTGCTTTCAGCGACCACGGCCAATCTTGGTGGCACTGGTGCAGGTTTTTCGGTGCCAGTTTCGACAATTACGGTAGCTTATACGCAATCTGGCGTCGGTTACACGGTGGGAAATACGCTTTCGGCAAGTGCTACGAACCTTGGCGGGACTGTAACAACGCCATTTAGCATCCAAGTTGCGACTATTAGTTCGGTTTTCACTGCAAGCGCCAATAATGTTTATCAGTTCGACTCTTCTTACGACGCTCAGGGTGGTGTAAACCAGCTTTTAGTCCACCCAGGGCAGAATCTGGCGCAAGTCGACTCGACAACCAACACGCCGGTGCTTTATGGCGCGATTACCGGGACGACATTGACCGAGCTTCGTGACGTCAGCGGTCCTGATCCGACGGGTGACATCGTCTCAGTCTCCGGCGGCGTTGTTGCTCTTCATCCGTACATCTTCGTTTATGGCAACTCGGGTCTGATCAAGAACAATTCCAAGGGTAATCCCCTGGACTGGAACTCAGCCGATGCCAACGAGGTCAACGTCGCTACAGGAAAGATCGTCAAGGGCCTTCCGGTGCGAGGCGGCACGAACGCGCCCTCCGGTTTATTCTGGTCGCTTGATTCCCTGATTCGCGTCTCTTATATCGGCGCCCCGGATTACTGGCGCTACGACATTATTACCTCGCAGTCTTCGATTCTCTCGTCTTCGGGCGTTATCGAGTACGACGGGATCTATTACTGGTGCGGGGTTGACCGCTTCCTGATGTACAACGGCGTGGTCCAAGAGATCCCGAACCCGATGAACCAAAACTGGTTCTTCGACAATCTGAATTACACCCAACGGCAGAAGGTCTGGGCCTGGAAGGTGCCTCGCTATGGCGAGATCTGGTGGTTCTACCCTCGAGGGTCGGCCACCGAGTGTACCGACGCGATTATTTACAACGTCCGCGAAAAGACGTGGTACGACGCTGGCCAAAGCATTCATGCTCAACGCTCCTCGGGCTACTTCTCCCAGGTTTTTAAGTTTCCAGTCGCCGGAGGTACTGAAGACATCGGCGGCGGGTTTACCAAGCTCTGGCAGCATGAAGTCGGGGTGGATGTTATCGACGGTGCTTCAACCTCTGCGATCGATTCGTACTTCACGACGCACGATTTATCTTGGGTGACTGGCAACCCTGCGCAGGAGGTCCCGATCGGGGACAATTTCTGGTCCCGCCTGGAGCGCGTGGAGCCTGATTTCCTGCAAGACCAAGAGATGACCATGTACATCATTGGACGCCCTTACGCGCAGGCAGCCGACGTTACAACCGGACCTTATACGTTTGATGCAAACACGACCAAGATCGACTTAAAAGAGCAGCGCCGGGAACTGAGGCTCAAGTTCGAGTCCAACATCATTGGCGGGGACTATCAAATGGGTCGCATTCTCTTGTCGCTCGATATGGGCGACGTCAGGGGTTACACGCCATGACGCAGATCTACGACCCCCGGAACATGGAATGGTCTTACTGGAACGCGCTCATCGCGGAGAAGTACGAGGCCCAGCAGCTTATGTGGCCGGTACCCGAAGAGAACTGGAAGGACTTTGCGCTTTCAATCTGCTCGATCGCTTTGTTCTCAAACTATGGTGTACCGACCCCGCATGGGTTCGACCGGTGGCAAGATTGGGCCTTCGCTTTCAATAACGCGGTGAACTGACATGGCTCTACCGGCATTACCAAGCGGCTGGGAAAACTACAATCCCTTGCAAAAAATCGACTGGTTTAACGCAAACCAAGTCGATGAAGGGACGCTTCGTAATTACGCCTCTCAGGCCGATATTGATTGGATGAAGGGTCAAGGTTACCAAGGGTCTTATGAGCCTGTAAGCATTCTTAATTCATTGGCAAGCGATCCGGTTGTCGATCAGGGCGTTGGTCAAGATACGGTGGTTGGTGGGTTAGGCGCGAGTGTCCCGGTTGAAGATAAATCAGCCGCCTACCAATACGCAACAGACGCCGGTGGTATCGGTCTGGATGCGATGAATCAAAACATCCAAGATTTTTTTGCAGCCTCGCCTACCGAGGAGGCTACTCGAGCGGCCATGGCTGAGTATGGCGTCTCGGATGCAGACATTGAGCGTGCCACAGGAAGGTCGCTAGACGATTATTATCCTGTCGGCGGACTGTCGAGCATAACCCAGGACGTTCTTGGGGAAGTGGCCAATAGAACCCTCGATCAGGATACTGTCTCGGGAGGGCTTTCTGTCGCTGGCTCAACCATCCCAGGCACGGATAATCTTGTAGGGACCGACCAGCTTGCTCTTGGTTTTAACAAGGATGCGACTAACGCAGCAAACGCTCAAACCATAGCCAATGAACTTTATGCGCAGGGCAAGGACCTGATTGGCAAGACCGTTACCGGAGACTTGGCAACAGAGTTACAAAACGCCTTAAAACCTATCTATGCCGAAGGCGAGGGTGCTTCAACTTTAGCAAATCCGTCTGCTTTTTCGCCGATCAGAAAACAAGTCGGTACCGACAACGAAGGCAATCCTATTTATGAAGATACGGGTACCTACTCGGCTTTTCTGAATGCCCATGATATTGGTAACAAAGGCACACTCCTTGGCCAGGAGGTTACGGTCGACAAGGACGGCAACATCATTGACGTTCAGCTTCGCCAAGATCAACGAGGCTCGTTTCAAAAGTCAATCGCTCCCATGCTTAACTTTGCCGCCATGGTCGTTACTGGTGGTGCAGCAGGCCTCGGTTTGTCTCCCTTGCAAGCGGCAGGCATATCGACAGCCTTACGAGCCATGGGCGGTGCCGACGTAGAAAGTCTTATCAAAAATGCCGTTACCTCCTACGGGGTAAGCACCGGCCTCGATATGGCCGCTGGGAATATTGCCTCTTCGCTAAATCTTGATCCAGGGATTGTTAGGTCTGCACTTGACGTGGCCTATACCGCGGCAAAATCTGATAACCCCTATGACATTATTGCGGCCGGTATGAAGGGCGTGGCTTCCGCAATGGGGGGCCGTAATGTTATTGACGAGTACAACGTCACTGGTGGGACCGGGACGCAAATTCCTGCGACCGGCGGACTGTCTTTGGTCTCCGATACCAAGCCGGATATATCCTCGGATCTCGCCTCCAGCATTGCAAGTGCTGGCGGTTTAGATCTTGCTGGCGGCTTGGATTTAACCAAAGGGGAGCAGGTTGCTGCGCTCCCGCTTCTTGGGATACCGGCCATTCAGCAAGGTATAGCGGCCGCTGGCGTACTTGGTGCGCATGGCGCGGCCTTATGGTCCGCCCTTCAAAAAGCGCAAAACCCTGGTGCTGATATTCCGTGGACTATGGACTACGCAACCACGGTCCCTGACTACGCGAATAAACCGGTTTCTGATTGGACCGAGGCTGATAAGCAGGCTTACATCAAGGACTTCCAAAAGGATATTGGAAAGTATGAGACCAAGCCCTTGTATGCCGATAAGACGCCAGCGTTAACCGTATCGTCCACAAAGCTTGATAAGCCGTTCACGCCTTATAACGAATTCGACCTTACCAAGACGGCCGACCGTGATTTTACGCCTTACAACGAATTCGCCACTGACAAGGTGATTGACAAGCCGTTTACGCAATACCGGGAGTTTGAAGACGTCCCGATTGATGATTACCCATGGATTGAGAAGCCGAAAGAGATAAAAACCACGGGACCAGACAAACCTGGGGGCGGTCTTTCTGGAAGCGATTCGCCAGACTCTAGCAGTGCATTGTCCCAAGCAAGTGGCGCTGATAAGGGCGGAAGTTCTTCCAGTAGCTCTGATCAAAGTGCCGCCAGTAGCAATATTGATGCTCAAATCAGCAACATTACCGGCCCTATTTCTCAGCAAGATCAAGATGCTAAGCAGGCTCAGGTTGAGGGCCCGCAAAAGCCGCAAGGTCAAAATCTTGCAGGTCAGTCTGATGAGGCCTTAAAGGCTTCGGTAGGCCAAACCTTTGCTGATAATCCCAATTACGTTTTTAATCGTAACGAGATAGCAAGGCTTGGCCGTGCTGGCGGCCTTAGCGACGAGAGGATTAACAACATTCTCGGCTCCTTTACGTTCGACAAGGACGGCAATCTTGTTCGCGGTGGACCCGCTGGTAGCCCGACAGGTGGTCCAACAGGCACTCCGACAGGCGGACCTACTGGCACCCCAACAGGCGGTCCGGCGAGTGGCGATGCTACGGACGGAAGCGGCGGAGTTACAACCGGCGGCACGGACGGCGCTGTTAAGGTCGATGCCGAAACTAGCGGCGAAGCTAAGACCGGCGAAGCCGAAAAGCCGACCGAGGGAACTGGAACAGATACGGGCACAGGAACTGGCAGCGGTTCTGGTTCAGGCTCAGGCTCAGGAAGTGGATCAGGCTCCGGTTCTGGCAGTGGATCTGGCAGCGGGTCGGGTAGTGGCTCCGGTTCAGGGTCCGGTTCAGGCAGTGGTTCGGGCAGCGGTAGCGGCTCTGGATCGGGTTCAGGCTCTGGCTCCGGAAGCGGCTCAGGATCTGGATCAGGTTCAGGTTCGGGATCAGGTTCCGGTTCGGGCAGTGGTTCAGGTAGCGGTAGTGGGTCTGGATCGGGATCTGGAAGCGGTTCAGGAAGTGGGTCGGGCTCTGGAAGTGGTAGTGGATCGGGCACAGGAACTGGTACAGGCACGGGAACCGGCACTGGCACTGGCACAGGAACTGGAACGGGAACCGGTACAGGAACGGGAACCGGGACCGGCACAGGTACCGGAACTGGGACAGGTACAGGTACGGGTACAGGGACCGGAACGGGATCTGGCTCGGGC